AATGGCAGGTAAAATCTGCTTCAAAGTCGGCGAACATTATGCCGGTTACGATCCAAAAACGGATAAATGGCTCTTTCCCAAGAACTTCAAAAGGAACACCCTATGGAACATTGAAAAATGCGACGGCGATGTAATATTCGTTACCAGAAACCCTTTTAAGGCTCTTAAGATGATAACCAAAGGTTATAATCATTCAGCGTCTTTTCTTGGAGCCGAAATGACCCAAGAACAAAAGGAACTCGTCAACAAATACGCTTTCGTATTCGTTGGCTAATAAACAAGGGCGGTAATTCTGCCGCCCTCAAAAACAAATACTAAATTATATAAATGTTTAAAAGTAAAGAATTTAATGAGCTTCCGTTAAATGAAAGGCTTGTTATAATTTATTACATAGCCTACGATTATCCGCAAAAAACAACAGCAAACATAATAGCCAGTAAAACTGGTCTTCATATTGATTTTTGCCGAAAAGCCATAAAAAAATATAATACTCTTTACCGATTAAAACTTGAAGAAAGAAGATTTTATAAAACATTGAAAGAGCTAATATTACCTAATTTGTTTGCCTAAAAAGGCTTTTTTTTGTGCTATAATATTATTGTAACAAAGAGAAGATAAATGTTTATTATCATTAGGAAAAACAAAATCTTAAAGCCCATTAGATAGGGGATAAAACCCCTTTATTGGGCTTTTTGTCTTATGTTCAATATCGATAAAATAATGATGAATGTTTCGATCTATGGTCAATTAGCTTTGATAGCTTTAATGGTTTATGTATTTTTTATAAGATGAAAAAGAAAAAACAGGAAAAGAAAGTATCGAAAAAAAATGAATTAACTCTGAAGCAAGAAAAGTTTTGTGAGTTATACGCAAGCGATGAAGAATTTTTTGGAAATGGAGTAAAAAGCTATTTGGAAGTATACGGTTATAAAAATGAAGATGGTCATAAAATATCTTACGAAACGGCAAAATCCAACGCATATCGCCTGCTGACAAAGGCTCACATTTTAAAAAGAATAAATGAATTATTTGAAGCTCGCGGTTTAAATGATACTTTTGTTGATAAGCAGCTTGAAAAACTAATCACTCAAGATGCAGATTTTAAATCTAAGTTGGGCGCGATCAAGGAATATAACGCATTGAAGGCAAGAATTACCCAGAAAGTTGATCATACTACTAACGGCAAAGAACTGCCACAGCCGATTTATGGAGGTAACGCAAAAGTTTAATTTTTCCGACACAACCTCTACACGGAAAATCTTTGAACTTAAAAAAAGAATAAGAGCAGTCGCTGGCGGCACTTCAGCCAGCAAAACTATTTCAATACTGGTTTGGATTATTGATTATTGCCAGAGCGAGTTATCCGGTAATCAAATTTGTTCGGTCGTTTCCGAGTCTTTTCCTCACTTATCCGGAGGGGCGATTAGAGACTTCGAAGCGATAATGAAAGACCGGAATTACTGGAAAGACGATAACTGGAATAAGACCAACCATACCTACAAATTTGAAACCGGAAATATCCTTGAATTCCTATCGGTAGATACGTACGGCAAAGCGCACGGTCCCAGGCGCGACATCCTTTTTATCAACGAAGCCAATAACATTCCTTACAACATAGCCGATCAGCTAATATCAAGAACAAGAAAAGTAATTTGGATGGACTGGAATCCGTCAGACGAATTCTGGTTTTATACCGAATTACTGAATAAAAGAGATGACATCGATTTTATTACTCTCACTTATTTGGATAACGAAGCGCTTGATGAAATTACTATCAAAGAAATTGAAAGCCATAAAGACAATAAGAATTGGTGGCAAGTTTATGGCTTAGGGCAGTTAGGCGTCAGAGAAGAAACAATTTATTCCGGCTGGCAGATAATTGATGAAATACCGTATGAAGCAAGGTTAGAGCGCAGAGGCTTGGATTTTGGCTATTCCAATGATCCGACTGCAATAGTAGATATTTTTCATTATAACGGCGGTTTTATACTTGATGAGCTTTGTTATCAAAAAGGCTTATCAAATAAAAGCATAGCGGATGTATTAACGGCTAACGGCTTTAAGCACATCTTGACCATAGCAGACAGCGCCGAGCCTAAGAGCATAGATGAAATAAAAGGCTACGGGGTAAATATAATCGGAGCCGTGAAAGGGAAAGACAGCGTTTGCCAGGGCATACAATTCGTGCAAAACCAAAAAATAAGCGTAACCAAAAGAAGCCTGAACATCATAAAATCCTACCGCAATTATTCCTGGCTGAGAGATAAAAAGACCAACATCATTTTAAATACTCCCGATGATACTATTCACGAATGGTCGAATTCTATGGACGCCATAAGATACGGATTGGACAGTTACCGTCCGGCTGATACCGATTTTGAAAGGATAATGCGAAGAAACGAACAAAATTACATAGTCAATCCTTACATATGATCAAAAAAATAGATTTCTTATCAAAAAGAATAAGCGGCGAAAAAGTTTATTTTGTCGTTATCGTCAATAGAATTGCCTGGTATTGGGATTATAAGGGCGAAAGATACGGCGACTTTATGGATATAAAAATTGGAGATTTGAAATTCTACACCACTGAATTGATCAAGGGCGCGGTTAAAGTCTTAGCCGAGCAAGCTAAAGAATCAATCAAGCAAATCAAATGCAAGAAGAAATAAAGCCAATCCAATCAGCGGAAAGCCAAATCATCAGCCAGATACTGCAAGAGATAAAAGAATACGAATCCGGCAGCATTAATTTGTCGGATACCGTTACTTTCAGCCAAAAGGAAATGGTGAATATCATCAAGACCCACCAGAACAAAGGGTTTTTGAAGACTTTGCCCGAGGGAATGGTTGATGACAGGATGTTTTTCGATATCGTTACTCCCTTAGTCGATACCGGCGTTAAGAATACTGACATTGATACGAAGAATGTCGAGCCGGTTTCTCTTTTGAAAGGCTATGTGCCGCAAGCATTTTTAATTAAGCCGGAACTTAATCTTTATTTCAAATACACGGATGAAGATACGCGGCTCAATAACCACGTTGAGGCTTTTACCGACGAGGGCAATGTCGTTTCGCGCAAGGTAAAGGACGGAGTTTACAGAAAAGTATTATTGGAAAATCTTTACGTCATAGACCAGACGGCTGAATGCCTTGAAGATACGACTGTTATTGAAAGGGATTTTATGAACCAAAGCCAGTTGCGGAAAATGGCGGAATGGAAGCAAGACAAAATCCAAGCCTTGATAGATAGTTTCAAGAAGTCCGAGTCTTCAACTAAAACTCCATATTTTGAGCTCTTTTATCGTTACGGCGATATTTCTACCGATCAGCTAAATGACATTAACGGCAAGGACGAGGAAATAAATAGCAATAAATATGTCCCAGGTTATGTCGTATTCGGCAGGGCAAAAATTACCAATAAAGATGATGAAACAACTTTAAGCGGCGAGCGCGGGTTTGTCTTGTTCGCCGATGAATTGAAGCCGGAAGAAATCAAGATCAGCCGGGATTATATCATCAAGAAATACAAACCTTATGAAGAAGCCCATTTTGGACCATACAAAGGCAGGTGGCTGAGAGAGGGTTATCGCGAGCTTTGCATACAGAACCAAAACCGAGCTAATGAGTTAGGTAATCAGATACGGATCGGGATGAAGTTGAGTTTGAAGCATATCCTTTGGTCAACCGACGATAACATCAAAGGTAAAAATATATTATCCGCACTTCAAGACGGACAGATTATCAAAGCAGCTGATTTACAGGTATTGAACTTATCGGAAAATAAGAATTTAGCTGCCTATGCCGAGGAATGGAATCGCAACATTCAGAACGCCAGGGAGAAGTGCAGAGCGTTTGAAATGGCTTTAAATGAGAACTCACCGTCAAGCACGACCGCAACGGAAGCCAACATTAACAACATTAACAACAGCAAATATTTTAAATTTAAACAGCAGAAATTGGGCATATTCTTTAGGAACATTTATAACCGTTGGGTTTTGCCCGAGCTGTTAAAAAACATCAGTGCCGAGCATGAATTGGAAATTACCGGCGACCCGTCCTATATGGATATGTATTATGACGCCCTTACCAATTGTTGGTATGTTAAAAACCTTTACCAGATCGGACCGCACACTCCGGAACAAGCCGAAGCTATCAAGCAGATGAAAAAGGAAGAGCTGATGAAAGGCGGAAAGCAGTTTTTAACCATTAAAAAGGATTATTATGCAAACGCCCAAATTGTCCTTGACTTCACCATAACGGATGAAAGCTCGAACAAGCAGACTAAAGTTACCAATGGGCTTTCCTTGTTAAAATACATTGATGATCCGGCAAGCAGGCAGGATATAGTGATTGAGATTGCCAACGACTTAGGCTTTAGGATTAAGAAAGCGAAACCGCAGCCAATGGCAGTAAGCGGACAGCAGGAAAAACAGCCCGGCCAACCGGCAGGCATACCGCAGGAAACAGTCTCTAATAATCAAACAATATGAACAATGAGAAACTAATAAAAGCGGCTCAGTCGGAAAAAGGCAAATTGATTATCGAGCATTTAAAGGCAAAAATAGATGAATTAGATTTGAACAAATTGGCTGAGATAATAGACCTTGACGAATGTTTACCGGCTAATCTGAAAGCCAGAGCGCTCGCGAGGAAGATATTAAGCGATGAAGTAAGGTTATTATCGGGCGAATTGAAAGCAGAGGACAGCATTTTGAATTATTTAACTTAAACCGCCTACGGGCGAGATTAAATATTAACCGCCCTTTTGGGCGAGAAAACAATGTTAGAAGAAAAAACCGACGATAATATTGTCGAGGAAGAAGCCGATGACTTGGATCAAGACCAAGAAATCGAGAAAGCCGATGAAGCCCAAAAAGCTGAAGAAGCTAAAAAAGCAGAAGAGGCTAAGAAAGAAGAAGCCCGTAAAGCCTACGAACAAAGGCAGGCTAAAAAGGCGGAAAAATCGGCTGTTAGCCGAGATGAATTTGAGGAAGTAAAAAATAAAGTTTCTTCAATAACCGAGGAAAACAACGACCTCAAATTCCGCAATGCTTATCCGGGAATAACGGATGAGGAATTTAATTCAATAAAGGCGCAATCGAAAGCCACGGGAAAAGAATATGACGATGTTTTGAAAAACGACCCTATCATAAGCCGTTATTTCAAAGACAAAGACATAAAAACCCGAGTCGATAACGCCTCAGCCCCGCCGTCAACAAAATCAAGTTTTGGCAATTCCACTCCCGACATATCCAATATGTCATCTAAGGATTTTCAAGAATACAAAAACAATGTTTTGAGACGGAGGTAAGCTTAAGTATGTAATATATGCCTAATACAGGTAAAGCGCAGATCGCGAACGTAAATTCCTTTTACGATCGTAATCTGCTTGAACGGGCCTTGCCGTTGCTCATCTATGGCAACTGGGCTCAAATACGCGATATACCGCGCAACAATTCTGATGTAATAAAGTTCAGAAAGTACAATTCATTAACCGCCGCGACCACTCCGTTGACAGAGGGCATTACCCCGGCCGGAAGCCAGTTGTCGGTAACTGATTCTTATGCAACTGTGTTGCAATACGGTAGACAAATAATTGCCGTATTAAAATCATCTTTAATTTCAGTTTTCCAATTTGCTCTTTAAATAAAAACTGATAACTGGGAACTCTTGTCAGTATCACCGCCACGGTGATATAATAAGTATATGTTATTATTAAATAAATACTTATGCGACAAGACAATCAGAGGGAAGCGATTCTTCTTTCTTATTTAGCCGGAATAGTTGACGGCGAAGGCACAATCAGAATTAATGCACAAAGATTATCGAAAAAACCACATTGGAATATTCGATATGCACCGTCAATCAGTATTGGAATGACAAACAAAGAAATAATAGAACTGTTTGTCAAAGTATTTGGTTCAAAATTAAGAGAAGAATGCGTTCCTAACAGGAAGAAAATGTTTAGATGGGGAACATCAGGAACAATACGAGTTCTAAACATTGTCAAAAAATTATATCCGTATTTAATCGTCAAAAAGGAACAAGCAAGATTATTAATAGAATTTTGCGAGAATAAACAGACAAACGGTTTTAGACGGAATGAATATCTTCCTGATAGCGAACTACAACGGCGTAAGGAGCTTTATGAAAAAGTAAAGAAGCTTAATGCCGTTGGAGCACCCGCAACGACTAAATAAGATGACACCCGAGAGGGTGAAGCGATAGTCTGAACTCTATTGTGAAATAGAGAGGGGAGGTTGAAGCGCCACCCCCGCCATTTTTTTAAAATGGTCAGTAGGCGAAAGCCGAAGTAACAGAAAGGATTATGTCACTCTGACCGACAAGCTGAAAATGGAAACGGAAGACCCGGTGGAAACCGAGGCTACTGACGTTTTGGGTGAGCAGGCCGGTGAAACTCTGGACACTCTGACCAGGGATATCCTCATGGCCGGAACGACCATCCAGTATGCGTCTACCGCAGCTGCCAGAACGGACATCACCGCGGCCATGAAAATGACCGCCGCTGAAGTCAAGGAAGCAGTCCGCACCTTGAAGAACAACAAGGCGAAGAAAATAACCTCTATGGTTGATCCGCAGAACGGCTACAACACCACTCCGGTTGACGCCTGCTATATCGGCATCTGCCACCCCAATACCACTTACGACCTTAAGGGCGATACTTCTTTCGTTCCGATAGAGAAATACGCCGCCGGGTTGAAAGGCGGGGCGTTGCCGGGTGAAATTGGCAAGCTGGATGAAGTCCGCTTCTGCGAAACCACTCAGGCCAAAGTTTGGACCAACGGCGGTTCTGGCGCAGCCGTTGATGTTTACGGCACTCTCATCTTAGGCGCTAATGCCTATGGCAAGACCCGCATTTCCGGCGAAGCCATGAAGGTAATCCGCAAGCAGCTTGGTTCTGCCGGTTCCGCAGATCCTTTGGACCAGCGTTCCACTATCGGCTGGAAGGCTACTTATGTCACCAAGATTTTACAGCAGTTGTTCATGCTGAGAATCGAGCATGGTGTGACCGCCTAGTCTTAACGGGGAGGGCGGAATAATCCGCTCTCCCCTTCTAATAAAATAATCCATTAAATCCTATGGCTAAATCCATTACTACCGGCGTTACTTTATCCTCTGCGGATGTTCGCAGCGCCTTGACCGAATTGCAGACTAATGCGGTTGACTTAGTTTTAAGCTCTGCCGCGCTTGCAATCGGTTCTTCTTCCAAAGCAAAGGTAAAAATCGTCAACACCTTTTATTATATGATTGACGGCGTGATGTATTCCAAGACCACCGCCGAAATCGCGTTTACCGCGACTACGCACGACGTAGCCAACGGTAAATATGCGGTATTCGTCCTTTCGGTCGACTCTGCTGGAACCGTGACCATTACTAAGTCCGCTGACGCTGCTTCTCTGGCGACGGTCGTTTTCCCGACCGTCCCTGCCAGTGAAGTCGTTATCGGTTTCGTGATTATCAATCCGACCGGGACCGGCGCTTTTGACGCCAGCACAACCGAGCTTGATGACGCTACCGTTGTCCCGAACGCGGTTTATGTCAACACTCCTTATCCGTTCAATCCGAACGCGTTGGCTTTATAAATTAATACCACCTTTAATGGTGAGACAAAATTATGGCTAAAACAGCTAAACAGCCCGAGGTTAAAGAGCCGGAGGCAGAAGAAATCAAAGAAACAAAAACAGAACCAGCTTTTAAAGCTCCCAAGCCCGAGGTTAAAGAGCCGGAGGAGGTATTGACCAAAACGGAAAGGATTAAAAGAGCCTTAGCTAAACAGCCCAAAGTGCGGATTATGATACCGAGGGAAAAAAACGACCCCGTGGGAGCCTCTGAAACGGTGCAGATCAACGGTTACACCATTCAAATAATGAAAGGTGAATATGTTGAAGTGCCGGAACAGATTGCCAAAATCATAATGGACTCGCAACAGCAGACTGAGCAGGCTATTGCCAGAGCTCTTAAAAGAATTCCCGACGATGAAAGAATGGTTTTTGATAATTCAGCCAGTTAATTTACTCCGCCTCTTAATTTTAGGGGGCGGGAATAAGTTAATTGAAATTTATGACTTTAACCAATTTACGCGCCGATACTAGATTTTTAATATTCGGCGACAATGCAAATACTCAATACGAAAATACGGATTTAGACCGTAATCTTAACCGCGCCTATTACCAGCTCTTGCAGCTAGCTTTAAAATACTGCGGGAAATGGCAGGCAAACAAGACTTACGCCACCGAAAACGTAGTTGCCGGAGTAACAAAATACGCCTTTCCGACTGATATTCTGCGGATTAACAGAGTCGAAATAAAACCGGTTGCCTCTTTGACCGAACCTTATTTGGCAAAACCGATTGATTTAAGGGAAATAGATTATAATCTTTCTGAATTCACGCCGAGCACGCCTCACTACGACCTTAGAAAGAATTACATCCAATTCTTTTTTGATCAGACTTTTGAGAACGTAACCAGCGGTTTAACAATATATCTGCAAAACGACATTACCGAACTCGTCAACGCTTCGGACGAGCCTACTCATCCTCAATTCCCTGAATTTACCAGCGACTTTTTAACCAACAGAGCGGCGCATAAATACTGTCTGGCAAAAGAGATGTGGGACAAGCTCAAAGCACTGGATAATGATTTAAACTCGATGATTATCCCGATGATAAAAGAGCATTACGCGAACAGGACGGAAGATGAACCGGCTGTTCTCGCAGTTCAAGAAACTTATCTTTACTAAACAATGAAGTTTTCAATTATCACCCCGACCCATAATCCAAAATATATTTTTGATTTATGGGAAAGCATAAAAAACCAAACTTTCACTGATTGGGAATGGCTGATTATTGCCAACAACGGGGCCAAAGTGGAAATCGAAGATGACAGAGTAAAGATAATCAATTGTCCTTTCAATCTGAAATCTGTCGGCTTTCTTAAAAAATACGGTTTTATGCAGGCGAGCGGCGACATTATCGTGGAAGTTGATCATGACGATTTGTTAACCCCGGACTGCCTGGAAGAACTAGCTAAGGCTTTTGAAGACAAGGAAATCGGCTTTGCATACTCCAATAATGCCAAATTAACGGATAATTTCATTCCCTACGGCAATGAATACGGCTGGAAAAGCCGGTTATTCAACTGGAAAGGCAAGGATTATTACGAAATGGTCAGCTTCGAGCCTACCAGCCATTCATTTACCTTTATCTGGTATGAACCGGACCACGTCAGAGCTTGGCGCGCGCAGGTTTACAAGGAAATCGGCGGACACGATGAAAACCTTGATGTTTTGGATGATCAGGATTTGCTAATCCGCACTTATCTTAAAACCAAAATCAAGCACATCGATAAATGCCTATATCTTTACCGGATTACCGGCGAAAATACCTGGATAGAACGCAACCAAAAAATTCAAACCGAAACAGTCAATATTTACCACAAATACGCTTATCAACTGGCAGAGAGGCACGCAGAGCTTAATAATTTAGCCAAAATTGACCTAGGCGGCGGCTTTGGAAAGCCAGACGGATATACTTCAATAGACCTCAAAAATGGAGATATAAAGGCAGATTTAACAAAAAAATGGTCGTTATCGGATAATAGTGTCGGAATTATCAGGGCGCACGACATTTTTGAGCACTTGCCGGATAAACAGCACACCATGAGCGAGTGTTGGCGCGTATTGGCAGACGGAGGCTGGCTAATGGTCCAGGTACCGAGCACATCGGGAAAAGGGGCATTTCAAGACCCGACACACGTCAGCTATTGGAACGATAACGCTTTCTGGTATTGGACTCGCAAAGAACAGGCGCAATATATCCATAACGATAAAATCAAATTTCAGGCTTTCCGCTTAGAAGAAATATACCCGAACGAATACTGCAAGCAAAACAACATTATTTATACAGTCGCATATTTATCAGCAATTAAAAGCGACAAAAGGAGGCCACATTTAATTAATATTTAAACTTTCAACATATGGCGTGGGGTTATGAAGACGGCTCAACCGGATTAGTCAGCGGAATAACTAACTGGATTGGAGCTTGGGTTACTTCAACCGCTTATACAGCAGGGCAGGGCGTGTCAAATGACGGCGCGTCTTATGTTTGCATATTGGCTCATACATCCGGCGCAACAAGCGAGCCGGGAACGGGTGCGAGCTGGACAACTTACTGGAATTTGATTGCCGATAAAGGTTCTCAGGGCAGTCAGGGTTCACAGGGAACGACCGGCAGCCAGGGAAGCCAAGGCGATACCGGCTCACAAGGCGCACAAGGTTCTCAAGGCGTTCAGGGTGATCCGGGCGGCCCTCAAGGGCCGCAGGGTGCCCAGGGAGCACAGGGCGTACAAGGTTCTTCCGGCGCGCAAGGCCAGCAGGGCGATCAGGGCGAAACCGGTCCGCAGGGTGCTAATGGGGCGCAGGGAAGCCAGGGCGCGCAGGGTGCAACAGGCAGTCAAGGTGTTCAAGGTTCACAAGGTAATCAGGGAAGCCAGGGAAACCAAGGCAGTCAGGGCACGCAAGGAACTACCGGTGAACAAGGGCCAAACGGAGCGCAGGGAGATACTGGCGCGCAAGGCCCCCAGGGTGTCCAAGGTGCAGGTGAACAAGGCGCGCAAGGTGCTCAAGGAAATCAAGGATCGGCAGGCGCACAGGGTGCCCAAGGAACGCAAGGCACGCAGGGTACGGCCGGAGGTTCTACCGCTTGGAAAGGTGAATGGAGCGAAGCTACAGCCTATGTCGTCAATGATGCAGTTTCTCATAGCGGATCATCGTATATTTGCACTCAAAACCATACTAATCAGGAGCCGCCTAACGCTTCTTATTGGAATTTATTGGCGCAGGTAGGCAGCCAGGGCAATCAGGGAACACAAGGTGAAACCGGCGCACAGGGTTCAACGGGTGCGCAGGGCTCTGCTGGCGCTCAAGGTGCAACCGGAAGCCAGGGGGCAAGTGGAGCGCAAGGCAATCAAGGTAATCAAGGAGAAACCGGATCCCAAGGCAGTACCGGGGCGCAGGGTTCTACCGGAAGCCAAGGCACACAGGGCAATCAAGGCTCTCAAGGTTCACAGGGAGCGCAGGGCAATCAGGGCGCAAGCGGTTTGGCAGGCGGAACTTTGACCGGCGAAATCGATTTGGGTGAAAATTATGGATTGGTTCTTGACGCCGCTTTATCAGCAGACGGCAAGTATTCGGGCATTGTCAGGGCTGGAACAGCCGGGGCAGCTTTGGCTTTCGGCGACCTTTGTTATCTCGACCCGACCGACAGCCGTTGGGAATTGGCAGACGCCAATATCGCTGCCGGTGCCGACGGTGATCCGCGCGGTATTTTGGGAATTTGCGTATTAGCGGCAGCCGGAGACGGTTCAGCGACCAAAATGCTTTTATGGGGAGTTGTCCGCGCCGACACTGCTTTCCCGACATTGACTATTAACGCCCCGGCGTATGTTTCAGAAACAGCCGGGGATATAGTTTCCAGCCAACCCACAACCGCAGACGCGGTTATAAGGGTAGTCGGTTTTGGCTGGACAGCAGATGAATTGTTCTTCTGTCCGAGCAATGATTTTATAACGCATACTTAAATTTATGGTTATCACATTAGACGGGGCAACAGCATTTGTCAGTGCAGCTATAGGAAAGGCGCGGTCTTGCAAGCTCGACAGCACTCATTTTGCCATAATCTATACAGCCAGCAGTAAAACTTATGTAATGGTTGCTTCGGTTTCAGGAACGGAAATAACTTATGGCACGCCCCTGCAAATAGTTTCTTCAGCTGTAACTAATCTCGATATTGCTTCTACTGATAGCACCCATTTTGCGGTCGTTTATCATTCAGGTTCTTCTATTGTAACAAAATATTTTTCTGTTTCCGAAACTACGCCTACATTACTTGACACTGATACGATATATGGCACCGGCAGCGGAGGCAGCCTTCCCTCTATATGCGCCTTAAGCAGCTCTCTTTTTGTTATCGCATTTAATAATATACAAACTGGTTATTGTAATGTTGTCGCTTGTTCCATTTCTGGCAGCGCCGTTACCGTTGGGTCTTTATATGCTTTAAGTTGCCCCGCTCCAGGAGGAACAACAATTTGCGCAATGGATAGCACCCATTTTGTGGTCGCGTGGTATGAGTCTGCTAGTTCGTATGACATATATGTATGTGGCGGCAGTGTTTCAGGAACAAGCATAACGCTCGGTACTGAAAGTAACGGCTTTGATAATTTTAATCTTGGCTCTCCAGTTATCTTGCCAAAAGCGCTGGTGGCGCTATCTTCTTCATTGTTTGTTCTGGTCATGGGAGCGGCACGCGTAAAAATTGGTGCCGGCACATTATCAGGCGTAAATGTAAGCGTTGCCGAAGCTAATGTCGTGGACGCGAATGGAACATCTGGCGGTTCTTATGCTTCTGTTTCGCGCAAAAGCGATACGGAGGGAATAATTGCATTCAAAGATACAGACGATAGTTACAAAGGACATTTGGTAACATTCTCAGTTTCAGGAACTACGACTACAATAAACGCCGATGAAACTACATTTGAAAGCGGATCATCTTCTCATAACAGCATAGATACGCTTGATACTAATGTGTTCGTGATTACTTTTCAGGACGGCGGTGATAGCGATTATGGCAAGGCGATTATCGGTTACTTTGCCGCTACCACTTCTATAAAGACTGTGGACGGATTAGCGCGAGCAAGCGTGAAAACTATAAACGGATTGGCAATCGCCAGCGTTAAAACATTCAATAATTTAGCTTAAATGATGAAACCATTATTAAATACGGACAAATTATATCCTATCAAGCCTAACGGCGCGTATTGGATGTTTGGTTTTCAGCCGGAAACGGTGGGGGGACGGCAACAGTTGAGGATGAATTATCGCGTCCAAAAAAACCTTTATAACGATTATCACGCGAATTGGGCAAACCTGAAAATCATCAGAGCCGCTTGCTATAAAAAGGAGCAGGGCAGCGATTATTTTTACGGTATCGGCGAAAAATATATCAGCCGACATTATGGCAGTAATGTAAAAAGCGAAGCTTACGGGGCAATCGTCCATACGATTAACGATGACGGTGATGTAAATTACTGCGCTTTCCCTGATATTATAAACACGCAAACCGGCAATATTCTTTATACGTCCGAGCAGAATTTAGGGCGGGCTTTTTACGGTTTTCATAATGGAAGCAATGAAACTACAAAGATTATAGATTTAGCCGGACGCGATTTATCCTCTTTAAACGGCTTAATTGTCTATAATATCAAAGACGGTTCGACCGCTACGATTACAGGTTATTCAACTACT